TAATGTTCTCTCGTATCTCTCCAATGTGTTTAGATGTTATCTCATACATTCTTGGAGCAACGTCACCAGCGTCTATCTGACGCATTTGTTGTAATAATAGTTTCTCACTTAACTTTTGGATAACTTTCATCTGAGAATAGTATTCCGCATCTTCTCCCATACGAGATTGTATATAAGGGTGTTCTTTAATATTAGGAACATCTCCTAAGTATAAATCTACTAAATCACCTAGTATTTTCTTACCAGTTTCTTTTGCTTTATTTATATCTACTGAGTAGTCATATAGTTCGATTTCACCAAATCCTGGCATATCTTCGTCACTATTGACCATATATTTCTTTATATCAACTGTATTTGCGTGTTGTTTCTTTATTTGTTCGAACTCGTCGTCGAGATCTTGCTTCTTTTGTTGGTTTTTTCCTGTTCCAGCCATAGCTAATTCTTTAATTTATACCATATATATTGAATATTGCTACTTTCTATTTTAATATATATAAATAGATGAAATATATTGTAGAAAGAGGTAGTTTTGGTGAAGATGATATTAAGAATGCGTTGAATAGGTCTGTTAAACATGGTGATATTAAAATGAATATAACACCTGATGAATTTATGGATAAAACACTACATAAACAATATCCCGAGGTAGGTACATTTGGTGATTTAGTTAAATATGCCTTTGTGTCAATGAGTGATGAGCGACGAATGGATAAATATATAACCGATTTCAAAGAATTAGATTTAGATACTTCTAAATTAGAAGAAATGTATCCTAAGTATAAAGAATATTTAGAGTTTCCTATGGATTCACCAATGGAAATGGATTATTACATATATGTTCATGATAGTGATAGTGAGGATAAAGAGGAAAGGAAGCGATATGAAGATGATTCAGAAAAGTATTATAACGAACAAGATGTTCATCAAGATGTGAGAAAGCTATTTAATGATGAAGTAAAGAGATTGTGTGGACTTGCTAGAAAAATTATGTTTGAATAGATTTCTCTTCTAAATAATTTATATACATTTCTAATGCATCGATGTATTCACTAGGATCTCTTAATTTATCTCTACCGTATGGGTAATCATTAATATTTGGTCTTTTCATGTTTTTTATAATAAATAACTTTTTCTAACAATTTCATTAATATCCATATCCTTATTATCCAAGAATGTAGATATTCTTAAATATCTTCTAACGCCCGTTTCTGGTAGGTGATATTGTTGACAGTCATAACAGTATTCCCTAGAATCTATCTCACCGAAATCTTCATATTCATCATAATATAAGTCCTCCATATTTTCATCAAACATAAAAATACGATCACGGTCATAATGTATGAGATAGAAAATATTATTTCTTCTGTATAATTTACCGCCACCATAATTCACATACATACAACCAATATCATCAAATTTTTTACAAATATTATCCTCTATTTCCGCAATATGTAATATATAATCGATAGTTGTTTATCGATTCGCTATAGTATCTTCTATGTATTCCATTTATGTTATAATTTTAACATCAAATGATTCTCCGAAAACTCGTATTATGTGTATAAATGAATATTCCATATCGTGAAACATTTCTATAATCTCAACTTCTCCTTTGATTCCTTTCAGTGGTGAGAATACTTGTAGCTTAGCGAGTCGTATGGCATCTTCTAAGCCCTTTGAATCATCAATGATAACAGTATTGTCCATCCCACTTTTTGATCTCACTGAGAATATGTATGAGTTTTTTGTCATATTTTATTTTTCCATAAGATGTGATGAGTAGATTAATCTACTCATCTTCATCTACAATTATTAAATAATCAAATATTGATTCATCTCTTTTCATTAACCATTCTCTAGTTACTTCTAATCTATCACATTTAGATCTGATGAATTTCTTTGCCATGTCAAATTCTGTTATTTCTCCATCTGAGTTAACTATTGACATAACATATCCAAAGTTAGGAGCTTTTTGGTACTTCATACCGAAATCTCTTTTACTTCTATCCATTTTTTCAAAAACATCGATGAATGCTCGGATATCCGCAGCTTTTTCATTCACTTCATGTTTCACAACATTAATCATTTTATGAACTCTTTCAACTGCTTCAGTTTCCTCGATGGGTATTTGTGTAATGATATCATCAATTTTATCTTCTAAAATATGTGAAACTAATATGTGCTCTCTGTAAAGATCGCATGTAAATAATCCGTGAAGATCAAAATACCACACTGTTTTTATTTTATAGAAAAAATCTTCTCCATCATTATCAATTGCGTGTATAACCCAACCTTCTTTGTTCTCAACTGTTTCACTCGCTGTGATCAATTCATCTAATGTTCGAGGTGTTTCGAGTGGTGCTACTTTTATATCACCAACCAAATCCTTGAAATTTTCTAAATCGAAATATCGACCAGTAGCGTTATCTCTAACTCTTAATAAAATAAGTTCCTCTTCGTTATATCTTAATACAATACGGTTATGTGGTGCTACATACTCAAATATAGCCACAAGGTCATTCTCCATAGTGTATTTAACGAAGTTTCTTACATCCTCATTAGTTTTGTATATTCTGTTGATACCAACTGCTTGGTCAGACTCGAAACTCATTTTAGACTTAGCCACAATGTTTCCATTAGGTAATTCTACGAATGATGCGATACTACCATCTTCCTTGTTGTGTATATCTTTGATGGTGTAATTTTTAATAACATCATATAAAGAATCCTCTGTTTGGTTTAAGTTAAAGAATTTTTGTAATAACAAAAATCTTTTGAATACCGAACCATCTTCATTAAATATGAAAGTTAATCCTCTTAATTCGAACGCTCTCAAATCTTCACCTTCAATTGGAGTCACAAAATCTTTGTATTGTGCTATTCTATAGTTAAATAAAGATATACCATACCCATCTACAACATATTTATTTTCATAAAATGCTGAATCAGTAGTGTTACATATTTTAACACATTCCTCGTATGTAGGTAAAAAATATTTCATTTTTAGTTTATAGTTTAGTTAATGCACAAATATAGTATAAATTTTCGGAACAAAGGTTGTTTAAATAGCCATATTTCAATAATTATATATAAAACCCTCGCGAATGATAAAAAAATATATATAATACATGGCAAATACAGAAAGAAAGATAGTATGGACTACTAAGAAAGTAAATGAGGCAGCTCAGAAATTAAATGATGGGTATATTTTACCGAATTATGAAATTCCATTTTTCGAGAAAACAGTAGGACTACGCAAGAAAAATGTTTCCTTTGGCTTCACTGGAAATGAATATGATGAATATGTTAAATGTAAATTAGATGTGACATATTTCGCGAATAATTATTGTTTCATTAAAGTGGAGGATGGTTCATTTAAGTTAATGAATATTCGTGACTATCAATACGATATATTGGATTTATATGATAATAATAAATATAGTATATTAATGGCATCCCGTCAAGTGGGTAAGTGTAGTCTTTTTCTTACAAAAATTATACTAAAAAATAAAATATCGGGTGAAGTAAAAGAAACCTCTATGTATAAACTATTCTTTAAATTAAAGAAAAATAAATCTATATACGATTATTTAAAATTTAGTATCTATTGGATGTTAAATAAACTTAATGGGTAGTCGTTAAGTAGGTAAAATATGGGAACATTAACAACTTTATATATAGTATATGACTATAATAATTAATGATAATATCGAAACAGTTACATGTAGAATATGTGGAGAACAGTGTAAAAGAATATACGGAAGACATTTAAAACACTCTCATAATAATATGAAAACAAGTGAATATAAAGAAAAATTTTCAGATGCTCCTATTACTTCTCTTAAAGATAAAAACTCCACATCTATAAATTCTGGACTACATATGAAAACCGAAAAATATAAGAAAATGTTTTCTAAAAAGGTAAAGGGTGATAAAAATCCAATGCACCGATCAAAAACTACTGAACAATTCAGAAAAGAGCAATCCCCATTCAGTGAAGAATTTTATAAGAAAAGGTATCCTGCTATGACTGAAATAGAAATTACACAAACAATATCAGATTTAGCTAATAGTTTCACAGAAGATAGATTATTACCGTCCAATAAGAAATACTGGACAAAGAGGGGGTTTTCAGAAGAGGAATCTATAAAAAAGGTAACTGAGAGACAAACCACTTTCAGTAAAGAGATGTGTGTAGAAAAATATAGTGAGGAAAAAGGATTGTTAATTTGGCAAGAAAGGCAAGATGTTTGGATGTCTACAATGGATTCTAAAACTGATGATGAGAAGAGGGAAATTAACAGAAAAAAGATGTTTAGTGATTCTGGATATTCTAAAATATCGGTTGAATTGTTCGACTCAATATATGAAACATTAGATGAAGATCAGAAGAAGAAAACATATTACGCAACTAAGGGAAATGGTGAATTTGTTCGGTATGATAAAGAAAACAACAGACATTATAAAATTGACTTCACTAATTCAAAATTAAAAAAAGTAATTGAATTTAATGGTGATTTTTGGCATTGTAATCCTAAAAAATATAATAAGGATTATTACCATAAATTATGGAAGAAAACTGCTAACGAAATATGGAAACAAGATATTATTAAAGAAAAATTCATTAAAGAATCTATGGGATATGAGCTTTTAGTAATTTGGGAAAGTGATTATAAAAAAGATAAGCCATTAATAATACAAAAATGTTTAGATTTTTTACTATCCTAGTATTTTTATATATAACCAACGATGAAAAATATTATAATTAACATATTATATAAATTTATAGAATTTATAGAGAGAATAGAATATAGGAAAATGTGTTTAGATGAGGATGATATAACTAAAAAAATATTATTTTCACAGAATATTGAAGAATATGATTTATACACGAAGTCTGATAGTGGGTATGTTCCAATATCCGATATTCATATTACACAACCATATACCCACTATGAAGTTATTTTAGAAAATAATATGAATTTAACTTGTGCTGATAATCATATAATATTTGATGATAAGTTAAATGAAGTTTTTGTTAAGAATTTAAAAGTGGGTGATTATATAAAAACAGAACAAGGAAATGTTAAAGTAAAGTCATTAATTAAAAAAAATAGAAAAACATCGATGTGTGATATTACAATTGATCACCATGATCATAGATATTACACAAATGGTATTTTATCACATAATACAATAATGGCATCTATCTATATTCTACACTTTATGTTATTCAATAATACAAAGAATGTATTATTAGCAGCAAATATATTAGACACTTCGAAAGAGGTATTGGATAAAATTAGAAAGATTTATAGTTACTTACCATTCTTCTTACAACAAGGTATTGATGTGTGGTCTGTAACTCAAATGAAATTCCAAAATGGTTGTAGAGCAAAAGCGTTTGCGATGACCAAAACAGCATCGATTGGTAATGCAGCCGATTTAGTTTACGTAGATGAGTTCGCGTATATAAACAACAATGTCGCGAATAAATTCTACAAATCGATATTTCCTACATTAGCAAGTATTGAAAATTCTAAAATGATAATAACATCGACACCAAATGGGTATAATTTATTCCATAAATTATTAACAGACTCCGAGAGAGAAGATACGGATCCACTTAAAAATAACTTCGGTAGTTTGAGGGTATATTGGTACCAAGTAAAAGGGCGTAATGTAACTTACTTAAAAATAAACCCACATTTATTACCACAATTTGGATTAACCTTAGACGAGGTTATGGAGCAATGTAATGAGAAATATAACCCTGATGGTAAAGTAACAAATAATGATATACCTATTGTACAATTAAAATTTGATAGTGATAAAGGATTGCCAATTATAAATATACAGAATGATGAAAAATTGACTTTTGAAATGATAGGGATGACCGAATTCGTTAATAAAGAAGGAGATATAGTTCATTGTACTAGCATATCATCAGTATCTACTTGGAAAATAGATACAACAAAAGATATAGGGGGTGAAGATAATTTCAATAGTGAATTTGATCTTAGATTCTCATCGGGTAGTAAGAATATATTATCCGAAACTACAATTGAAAGACTAATGGATAATAAAAAACCATTTGAGCATATAAAGAGTGATGTATTTAAAAAACTTAAATGGGATTACTCTGCTCTGAAATTTGTGAAAGGATTTGATGAGTCGATTCGGAAAAAGATACACGTTAAAATTTCAATTGATATATCTGAAGGGCTTGGGCAAGATTATAGTGTTATAAATATGTTCCAACTAAATTACAAATCGATAGATCTCATCGAAGAACAAAAAGAATCATATAAAACATTATCCGATTTCTTCCAATTAGTTCAATTTGGTATGTTTAGAACCAATGTAGTAAGTCATGCTCAATTAGCTGAGATAGCGTATTTATTAATATTTGAATATTTTGATCCAGATAAGGTAAGGGCTACTGTTGAATATAATAATGATGGTAAAGCATTTTTCGCTGAAATCAGAAATGTGTTCGAGAATGATAATGATTATTCAGGATATGTTATGTTAAAATTCAAGCACAGAATAGATGCTGCGAAAAAGAGTTTCGGATTAAAAGTTGGAGCACTTAAAAATCAATATGTCAAAGATTATCAGGAACGAATGGAAAATCAGGATTTCATTATAAGCAATGAAACTAACATAAAAGAAGTGGGGTCGTTTATAAAACACACAACAACTGCTGGTAATACTGTATATAAAGGTGATGGCTCTTGTGATGATACCGCAATGACTCTTGTTAATATGAGTCAGGGTTGGAAAAGTTCAGGATTTAAAGAAATGTTACAGGATTACCACGAAGAAAATGGTAGAGAAATTATTAAAAAACTTGTTAATAGTATTTTGAATAAAGAGGTTAGAATCGGAACAGATTATACTTCCTTCTTTAATGCTAAACAACAAAGTGGATTTGCCAATAGATTAGCGGGTGGTAAAATAGATGTTAAGAACCTTTTTTAGATTTTTTACTTCTATTTTCCCTGATATGTAATTTAATATGATATAAGTGATCGAGGTTATCTAATTCCCAATGTGATAATTCGTGGATTTCATCAGAATTTTCTGCGGTTATAATCAAATCACCATTTTTTATATATGCTTTCATATTATTTGTTTTTATAAGTGTTAATCATATCTCGGTATTCAGCCGCCTTTTCGTAATTTTCTTCTTCAACATATTTAATAAGTTCTTCTTCCATTTCATCAAGAGCCGATTTCTTAGTAACATTTATCTTATCTTGTATAATCGATTCTAATGCCACATTATATGTATCGTCATCTGTTTGTTCAATTCTAACTTCTTGATCATTAATCATATCAGTTATAGCCATACTAAACATCATTCCTTTTTGAATTTGTTCTTCGGTTAATTCCTCTATCGAATCTCCATGTGGATTTAGTATCTTATACATTTCCTGTAAATTTGTCCATAAATTTACATCATTTGTATTATTTTCCAAGTATCCTCGTATTTCTAACTTCATTTTATCCATTTATTTTTATAGAAATTTATTTTTAAATGTTTAGAACCTCATCAATGGCTTTGTCCCTTAATTGTATTATAATCTCTGCTTGAAATATTTTTTCAAAATCATTAATCAATATTTTTTTATTACGCTCACAGAATGTGTTAATTTGGAAAGGAGAATCTACATAACTCCCATCATCATTCTTATGGATATATAATCTATAATCTGTACCATCTCTTAATTCATCGACAAAACCATGTGTGAATGTAATTAATGTATAATGATTTTCACCTAAATAAGAGGGATAATACTTATAATCTCTTACCCATCCAACACTAGTATTAGTTGGCTCACTATCTAATTTAAATCCAATTTTTTAAAAACCGTTCTATCATATATTAATATTTTCCCATAATTTATGACCTACTGACGTGATTTTACCCAACACCGAACCGTCTATATTTTCCCCACAATGGTTAGTCCAAAAGGGATTTACTCTTGGGTTGTACCGAATCGGTTGATAATCATCTGATGTAGTATCATCAATTGGTTCCGATATAACTAAGCTATCACAATTTATGAAAGCACAAACTGTCTTGTTTGCGCCATTGAATATTTTCTTAGCTGAGTTGGAATTATTTTTTAAAATACACCCACTCATTATAAGTGATACATCATTGGGTTCAAAGTATTCTACTTCTTTATTTGGGTGAGTGATCTTCCACTTCATATATCTTTTACCACGACCTAAATTAAATCTAATTTTATACATTTATTATATTATATATTACAAATATATTAAAAATGGTTATATATACGAATTAATTTGCCCCTTACGGAATACAACTATGTATATAGGACAGACATCTAATAATTTAAAAAATAGATTGAATCGACATGTATCAAAAACACAACACAAAATAAGGAGCGGTAAATTCTTATCTAAAAAAGATAAATGGATAGAAAGTTTAATTAAATTAGGAATTGAAAGAAATATTCTAATAAAAGAAATAGATTATTGTGAGTTAGATTCAATGAACGAAAGAGAAGTATATTGGATATCTAAATATAAAGAAGATGGTTATGTGCTCACTAATACCACACCAGGAGGACACCAATGTAGAGGATACTCACTTGGCCCAATGAGTGATGAAATGAAAGGTAAAATAAGTAAGGGTTTGAAAAAGTCGGTGATTTATCAAACAATAATTAAAAGTGAGTGGAATAGGAATAGAGCATCAGAATGGTCTAAAAAATATTGGAAAGAGAATAAAAAAGAAAGAATGTTAGTATATACTGATGAATATAGAAATAAAATAAGTGAAATGACCAAAGGATCGAATAACCCATTTTATAATAAAACACATTCCAATGAATCTAAAAATAAAATGAGTAAATCTAAAAGAGGATTATATAATGGACAGAGTAATCCATTTTATAATAAAACACATTCCACTGAATCTAAAAATAAAATATCAGAAAAATTAAAATCAAACCCTAAGAAAATCATATTAATATATGATTTTAATATGATTCTTATTAAAGAATGTGATATATACACTGCTATGGAATATTTGAAATGTAACACAGCTTCTAATTTATATAGAAAAATCAATTCGGGTAATTTATATAAAAAACATTACTTAAAATATAAAAATAATATTATAAAAATAAAGAAAGAATCTTTTGATATGGAAGAACTCAAAAAATATATAAATATATTAGGGTATAGGAAAACTTCGAAAAAATACAACATACCTAGAACCACATTAAAAAGGTGGGTAATTTCATAATTTTTGTGAACAGATTTTACCTATTCCTGATTCGATTGAGCTTGGTACGGTTAATTTTCTACCACATCTACCACACTTACCTTCATGCCAAAATTCGATTTTATCAAAGTTACTTTGATTTTGATTTTGGATGGTTCTATAAACCCATTCAAATGTTCTATTGACAGTTGACTTTGGATCTGTTTTTTTACGAGAGTGGAAATATTTATAAGGAGATGTATTATTTTTGAAGATAGTGCCTAAATATTTATAGCTATCACTGTTGTTCAAATATGACACAAAAAATACGGTTTTGTCTTCGTTAGATCCTATTTTGAAAGTATATCTAGTATGTGTATCCTTGGAAACTACTGTAAATGTTGAGTTGCCCGCTAAAATAAACACTTTACTTTTTTCTAAATCTAATAAATGATTATCCATTTTTCCTAAATTTATTTCCTTATTTATCACAAAGATAATAAAATTCTAGTAAAAGACCTTAAGAATTACTGATAATATTAAATTTTGATTTTTATGGGATTTGATAAATAATATATAGATAGATAAATTATACTTAAGAATTAGCGATAAAATCACATTTTTATTTTCTAATATATAATATAACAAAAAATAATTATATAAGATTATGCCAACAGTTGAAATTGGAAAATATAAAAGACCTGGGATATACATTGAAGAATTTGATTCGTCAGTGATAGAAACTCCCGCAATAACTGGAATACAATCAATGATTATAGGTTCAAGTAAAAGGGGTCCTGTAAACACACCTATTGTTTTAAAGTCACAAACAGATCTTCAGAGAATATTTGGAGATTTAGATAGAACATTAGAAAGTAAAGGATCTTATTTTCATAGAACTATTTCAAAAATTTTAGAGAACTCTCCAGTTGTCGCAATAAACTTATTAAATCCAGACGACGATTTGGATCAATTAGAATATAAATCATTATCCACATCTGCTGGATATGTTAATGATGTGAAACGAGATGGAGCTTACCGAAGATTTTTCGATACATCTACTTTTTGGAAAAAAGACAGAGAAGCATTTTTAGCATTAGCTGCTGAGAACCCTCTTGATAGTCAAAGAATAATGCATTTAACTAACTTAAATGATAAAGAAGTAACAGTATTTGTTGTTAAAGCATCAAGCACAAGTGGATATAATAAAACTCTATTAGAGTGGTATGGTAGTGTTAATAAAGTGCCTTTCTATTTAGATCCAAATGATTATGCATCCGATTATATGGTTGATGTGATTATTTTAGATGGAAATTGGACAGACTACGCAGCTTTGTCAGTTGATCCAGCTTGGAGTAGATATTTCAATAACTCTGGTTTAATAAAATCGGAATTATTTAATTTATCAAGTGATTCTTCAGTTAATACTTTATATGTATGGAGAGGGTTATCTTTAATTCCCTATTTTAGAGATATCCAAGGAGCTAATATATTTATCGAAACTAAAATAAACGAAAGAACAGATAGAACAGGATTATACTGTGCGTTTGATATAGATAATGTCGAAACAGATTATAGAAATGGTCTTTTGGATCTTTTGGGTAACAGTTTAATAACTAATAACGAAGCTAGTACAGTTGATTTCTTATCATATAGTGAAGATGTTAGTGAAATAATGAATTACGAAGGGACTTCATTAGACACACCAGGTAATGTTACACAATTAACATATACGAGCTATTATCAGGGAGGTGGTTCAACGGATCGAGAAGCGAGAAATGCAGAAGGATATGTATCAGGTCTTGTAGGAGCTAGTGCTTCTGAATTAGACAGTACGGGTGGTACTGTGAGTGGACAAGGTTATGCTACATTCTCATTTGCTTATACAGCTACATCAGCATATGCTGTTGTGGGTGGTGCTACTGTTAGTTTAGATACTACAACATTCAGTTTCATACCAGAAGATTTTACATCTTCAAGTACATTGGCTGGAACAACACAAAGCTTCACGGAAGTATTATTTATCGATAGTGATGGTGGTATTAAAAAATCACCAAGTAATACACAATTAACATCAGGAATCGTACTAGCTTATATGGACATTGTTATTGGACATGATGCGCTTAGAGTAAAATATTTTGACACAATTGATTATGTGCCAGTGGGTGTAGATGATGGTGGATTTGTTTATTTTGATTCATCAACAGATATCACTGCAACATTGGACGCGACACAAGATGCTATTACATATGAGTTCTTAGGAACAAGTGGTGCATCAGATATAAATGATTATGTAGGTTACAGAAGGTGGAAAGTGTATAATCAAATGGTTGGTATTTTGAATAATACAAACGTTGATAGAGCGACTTTATTAATTGACGCTGGAACACCATCAGTTGGTACTACTTGGAAAAAATCATTAGCTGATTTAACAGTTGATATTACGAGCACAAGCGTTGCGAATAATACTATTAAAATATCTGGATTCGGTGTAGCTGGATTAACGGGTTCTATATTAGTATCAGAAGGGTTAGTTCTTCATACAACAGATAATGAACTAACATTTGTATCACCAAGTAATGGATTATTAACTACTAATGATTCTATGGGATCAACAGAGGGTGTAATAGGCGTTTGGAGTACATTATACCAAGATTACATTGATGGTCAAATAAACACAGGAGATAAGTTCTATGAGAATTTAATTGATGGTGCTGACAATACAACAGAAAGTACGAACTTAACATGGTTGACTTTTATGGATGTTAATGGTAATGATTACATTGTTACTGATAAGGAAGTTAATTACAACACAAATGATGTTGTTATTGTTCCTGAATCTTTATTAAATACAGGAGAATTTACTGTATCTAACCCAACTCCAATTGATATTGGGGCATCTGGTAGCTTTGGTGGACTTACTGCTGGTTATGCGTACATTGTATCGGAAGATACAGTAGTAGAAACAATTACTAATCCAACAAAAATTTGGAACACATCTGAAACTCATTATTTGAGATTTTATAAAGTGGGTGATATTTTAACAGTATCATTTATGGATGATAGTTTATCTGCATTATCACTAACGTATAATTCTACATTAGATATTGTGACACAGGATAGTAACTTTAGACAAACGATTGAAGTTGAATCACCTGTTGGTTATGTAAGCCCAACTAACGTTATTTTAGTTGATGGTACAAGATACACAGAAGTTAAAATTGGAGATTTCTTAGAAATGGTTGTTGATGAAACATCATTAGAGATAGGAGAAATCCCAAAAAGAATGACTAGAATATTAAGTAAGAAAACTTACGTTGGAGATCCTAATTTATTAGAGATAACTTGTGATTCTGCTATTAAATTATATGATTATAATGGCGATAAACAAACATTCAGATTCACTCAAATTGACGATTATGTAAGTACTTATAAAGGTATTTCTTTATTCGGATTTAGAGTTAGAACTGATTCAATGCCAAATGGTACTGATGATAGATTGAATGAGATCACAAATGTTATTGGTAAAGGAACTCCATTATACAACGCAGTTGTTGATAAGGATATTATCGATTTCAGGTACTTAGTTGATAGTTATGGACTTGGATTAACAAGTTTATCTAAACAAGTATTTGCTGACATTTGTGGTAAAAGATTAGATTGCTTTGGTATATTAAATATGCCAAGTATGAGTCAATTCAGAAAATCTTCTTCACCATCATTCGTTGATGATGAAGGTAGGTTACAAACTGAATATATCGCACTTGGTGGTGATCCAGAAAGCTCACCCGCATTTAACTATTCATTAGCGGAAGGTGATGGAATCAGTAGTGTAGGTTATTTCACTCCTTACGTTGTTATAAATGACAATGGAAGACCAAGAGAAATACCACCAGCAGCGTGGGTAGCTACTACTTTCCTAAGAAAACACAACACTGCAATAACAAGCGTAACACCTTGGACTATCGCAGCGGGTATAACTGATGGACAAGTAACAGGAATAGCAGGATTAGAATATACATTTAACGGAGTAGATATCGAAAACTTAAATGGAATGTCAGTAAATCCAATTATCTCTAAGAGAAATAGAGGTAGAGTTATTGAAACTGAGAACACTGCACAAACATTGAAAACATCAGCACTTTCATTCATTCATGTGCGTGAAGTACTTATTGAATTAGAGAGAGATTTATCAGACATGTTATTACAATTCCAATGGAAGTATAACACTCCTGAAATCAGAGCTGAGGTAAAATTAAGAGCTGATGCAATCTGTGGGGATTATGTAAACAGAAATGGATTATATAACTTCTTTAATAAGATTGATAGTGAGAATAATACTCCTGAGATAATCGATAACCAAATAGGTGTTTTAGACACGTATGTTGAACCCATTCGCGGTATGGGAATCATTGTAAACAATGTAACTATACTTAAAACTGGAACAATTAATTCTGGTGGATTTTTATAATAAATAGATATAAAAAAGTGGGATATTTAACGAATCCCACTTTTTTATAAAACAAAGATGGGA